AATTCATTTTTTGCCATAGTTGTTCTCCTCTTATTTAATTTGGAAATAAGGCTATTAAGAGCCTCAATTGGAGTACATCAAGTACTCATAGATAATTAGTTGAGTGACCGTATATTGGAATACAGTATCGTTATACTAATATATATACAAGTATAAGCAAAAACCTTCTAGAAAATGAAAATTTATTTAATCTTGGTGTAGATCAGACACCCATTGGAAATATTTAGCACGTTGCATTTTTTCGCGTTTCTTTTGAGATTTAGGAATATGATATCTTCTTTCCTTATATTCTTGTAATATACCAGCCTCTTTCATTTCTTTTTTGAAAGATCTTAATGCATGTGCAATATCATAAACTGTTTCTGATTTACCTGTCTTGTGATTTTTCTTTTGGTAAGAAACAACTTTGACGCCTACTGCGCCAGGTAATATTGACTTTTGTCTTTTTAATCGTTTGTTCATATAACTTATTTATGTTTTATAAAGTATTAATATAAAGATTATTTTGCAACAATCCTAATATTATTCTGAATCTTTTAAAGATTCTCCTATTTTATAATAACGGTTTAAAACTGTCCCCATATCTTCATATGCAGATTCTAATCTTTGTTGTAGGCCTGTCATTTCTTTTGAAGTCTTTTCAAATACTTTATAAGCCTCATTCATTTGTTTCATATGTCTAGATACCGTAACATTATCAAACCAATGTTCTGACTCTGATAAAGTCAATTTTTCGGCCTGTTCTACCACGCTTTGCAATGTTGTACTAACTTCTTGTAGTCCACCTTTAGCATATACCATCTCACCTAACTTATGAAAATTAGATACTGCTTCTAAAAATGCAGATCTTTCTTCTTTAGTCATTTTTTTATCTTCTTCCTCGCCTAGATACTTCTCATTAAGGATATGTTTCATTAATTGGTTTTCATATTTTTTCATAATATATTCTCCTTATTGATCAAATGACTTTGTTCTTTTTGATCTTTCTAATAAATTTTGGATTCCTTCTAATTGTTTAGCAGCACCATTTATATATCTTCTTATTTGATTAGCAGCTTGTTCTGCCTTATCTCTTACTAATCCATATACTTCTTCGCTTTCTGCTAAACCATCTAATGTTTGAAGTAGTTCGTATTCCATTTCTTCGGATGTTTCTACTACGGCTTCAACTTGTTTTATAAAATAATCATAATCAAATCCGCCGCCTTCAGCCTGACCTAACATTCCTTCTTCTTCTTTTATATCCTTCTTAGCTTCAAATGCTTTCTGAACACTATCTAATGTAGGTAATTTGTCTCCAAATTTTCTATTTTCAAATCCAGGTGTACTTTCTAATAATTTTTTTAGTTTCATATCTATTCCCTATTCAAAAGATCTTTCTGCAGGTATATTTCCAAATACATCTGGACCTGTTGGTTTCATTCCATTTTTTTCTGATGTTTGATATTTACTCTTAACATCTATTTGACCCGTTCGTTGTCCTTTAACTGATCCTTTAGTTCCTTCATTTGCTAAATTGTCTACAAATTCTCCAGTACCTTTATTCCCTCTTTTATTTGTAGGACCATATTGTGATTGTAAATCTTCTAATGCCATTTTTAAAACTCCGTAATAATATCAGTTATAATTCTTTCAACACCTGCAAATTTATTTACAGATATATTTCCTTTTGATTCATTTACTGGAGAAAGGAATGCTCCATGGGTTGATGGATTAGAAACAAAGTCAAATGCAATTAATTCAAAATCCGGCTGTACTTCTAATGTCTCTCCTGCTTCTCTCATAACTTCTTTAACAGAACCCATACCTCTTGATGAAATACCTAATCTGATTCCACTTTTGAAAAGTTCTTTTAATATATTACCAGAAGGAGTACTAAGTACTTCTACAGTCCCAACTAAATCTTTTCCTTTAAATTTCATATCTAATACGTTATGAGATACATTGTTTAAATTAACTACAGATGAATCTGGGTGATCTAATTCTCCTAATGCTCTTCTTTCTGCAATAAATGATTCTGTATATTTTTTTGCTTCGCGTACTAATGTTTCCATTGGATACACTCTACCATTTTGATTCTTTGCTTCTGCTCTTTGTAATACACCACTAACAACTAATTTACCATTGTTCTGTGTCAATGACTCATTTATTTGTGTAGGCGAAACTTCAAACACTGTATAGTCTACTAATAATTGCTTATCCATTTTTTAGTCCCTGTATAAATAATCCTGAGTTAATAAATGCTTTATGTTGTTCTACTCTTTTACGTTCATCGGAATATTTTCTTTTTTGTTCCGTTAAACTTAAATCTTTATTTTCTTTAGCCTTAATAAATTGTTGCCAAGTTCTATCTGGTATCATTGTGAAAGCTCCTTTAATCTATTAGCGATTCTAGTCATTCTTTCATTTATCTTTGAAAACCTTTTACCTGTTGATTTCCAAAAATGATTTGATTGAACACCCATTTCTGTTTTAAGTCTTAAATTGTTATTAACAATCTTTTCCATTGCACCTAACATTTTATTAACTTCATTTATTCCTCTGTTAACTTTTTGTTGAGGAGTTGATGTAGGATCTTTTTTAAACTCTCTATATGATGCTTCATTTAATCCCATCATTTGATTGATCATCCTTTTATATTGACTCTCAACTTTTTTCATATCTCCCGTTTCAGCAACATCATTTTCATCTTCTTCTCCAGACTTGCTAAATGCATTTGGTGTTTGGTATCCAGGAACTCCTGCAGTAGTCGACATTTCTCCCATATGATCTTTAATACCATACTTTCTTTTCCAAGCTTTAAATTTAGAATCTCTTTCTAAATTAGCAATCACCATATTTGACATAGCACTAAAACCACCATCATCAAAACGATCTAATTCATCTTCAACATCATCTGGGTCTTTTACATATTTTGAAATAAGTTCATAAAAATCATCATATGCCTCATCTGACATAATAAGATCTTCATTCACGTCTTCAGTCTTTTTTGCAACTACACCTAATTTTTTATGTAGATAAGAATCTGAATCATCTACATCGCCATCATTATCAATATCTTTATCCTTTAAATCTTTAAACTTAGTTTCTGCTTCTTTATCATCGATATTATCTAAAGCTTCTTTGTTTAAAAACTCTCTGAATTTAGTTAAGTAATCCATCATCTATCTCCTATTGTTGTCTTTTAAATACGTATACAGTTCCACCAGTAGCACGAACTTCATTAACTGATATGTCATACATTGTCTTTGCTAATAAATCTGAACCCAATACTTTGCCTCCGCCTGCAACATGTAGTTCTGTTTTGGCTACATTTGCCGATGCTCCAATAATTACTCCTGCTGCTCCTGCTCCATCAAATGATCCGGTGGCTCCATCTGCAACTGCAGTTGTTTGATAAAATGTTCCAACAGCTCCAAATCTATCATAATCTGATGAGCCTGTTTGTGTATGTTCTAAATGATAATTTGGTGCTGCCATTATTTATTCCCTAATTTTTTAAGTTCATTTACTAGTTCATAATAACGTAACATTGTCAATACATCTTTATCTTCAATTGTATGTTTCTTATTTAATTCAGATAACAAGTTAGTAACTTCGTTTAATTTAATTTTAATAACTTTACTACCAACTGATGTCTTTAACTTTGATATAATATCTTGCAATTTAGTAGTTTCAGATAAAACATATTTTTTTAACTTAACTGAATTAGTTACATTATTAATATATTCTTTTAACATTTTCTTTTGAGATGCACCTAAAGTAGAATATTTTTCATTGAACTTATCTACTACCATTTTACTAGCTAATATACGTACATCTTTATGTTCTGAAGTAAGGCTTGGGGCATTATCTTGTTTTTTAATAGATGTTTGTACATGTTCAATTAATGAAAATTTACTTGATATATATTCTTTAGGATCATCTGCAGAATTAAATTCAAATAATTTATATGTCGATGCATGTAATTTATAATTTTTAACTCTAGATTTAAAAAAGTCTTCAACTATATAATTAGCTTTTAGATCTTTAATCAAATTATATTTATCACGTTTCAATTGAGATTCGTTTAAGTCAGCACGTGCCTTTAACACCGCCTCTACAAACTTTTCAGCTTTTGATTCTGATGAAAATTTCTCCTCTGCAATTGTCCTGTATAATTTTAATTCTTTTTGAATCTCTGACTTTGAATTATAATGTCTTTTGATAATTCGAAGTGCTTTCGAATCCATATTATTCATAGTGTCAGAAGCAACTTGTCGTACAAGCAATTCAAATATTAATGCGGTATTTTTTACCTTTGAATGTTTTATTCGTTTCATGAAAGTTCGCCCCGTATAATCATATTTTTTTAATAAATATGCTAGCAATTCGGAAATCCATATTAGATTATTCTTCTAATAACTGGTTCTCGTCTAGCATTGTCCCATTATCATCTGTTTTGTCTTCATTCAACATCGTTTGTTGGATGACTTTCGATTTATTTTTCATGGAAGCAATTAAATTACTTACCTCTAAATTTTCTGTACTCAATGGTGATCCACCTTTATATTTATGCTGTATTGGTGAAGTATCTGTTGCAAATGTTTTTCCTATCTCCTTAGCCGCTAACGGGTCTCTTCCAAATGTTGAATTATGTGATTTACCATTAATCGGTCCTTGTGGTCTTCCAGGTCCTGCAACATGTTCTTGTTCTTGTCCTGGTAACAACCCTCCTTTGTTAGCAACATGCATTGACGCTATATCATGCGGAGTACCAAACGACTGATTTGTCTTTCTTGGATCATTACCTTCACCTTTAATTTGTTCTCTTCGGAACCCTTCTTTAAGATCTTGAATCACTTGTTCTTGTTCTGCCGTCCATTCATCTTGACTTAATCCAAATATATTTTCATACACCCATCTCTGAGAAAATAGATTTGATTCTAACATTGAACTAGCAAGTCCAATCTTTTCATTAAGAGTTTCAACTTTTTGTTTTTCATATATAAGAGATGGATTGGTTAAGTTTAATTCAAACCCAACTAAATCTTCATCTTTAAATCCTTGAGAAAATAAATGTACAATTGCAATCTTAGTTAATTCAGAAACAAATATCTTTTGTATTCTTTCTATTGTTCTAGCAAATCTTACATCTTCTGCTGCTAATGTTGCTTTACCTTCTACTCCCTCATCATATCCTAAAAATGCTTTAGGTATTTTTAATGCAGAAAATAATTTATTTTTTAAATAATCAATATCTTCAATAGCACCATCACTAGATAGGCCTGGCAACGATTCTATATTAGTTCCAGATTCTCCTCCTCTAACAGGCAAAAAGAAATCCTCAATCATATTTTGCATATTAAATTTAAGATTATAGTCTCCTGTCTTTTCATCTATATAAGGAACCTTTTTCATCTTATTGATAATATTTTGGATATGATTATCAACCTCGGCTGGTGGTATATTACCTACATCAATTTTAAAAATTCTTCTTTCCGGTGCTCTCATGATTCTTTGAATCAACATTGCATCTTCCATAAGAGTTAATTGTTTATAAATTTTTCTAGCACCTTCGATCATTGACTTTCCATATGGTAAAAAGTTTGTATCTGATAACAATCTAAAGTGTGCTATTTCAAATGGCTCAAACTCCTGATTTGCTTGTCCTCCACCTTGTCCTGACCATTGATTATTTCCTCCACCATGTGTATTTTCTAATACAAATTTATGAGCATATGGATTTTTTTCATCAAATCCTTCATCACGACGTATTTCATAGGCCGACATTGGAGTTACATTTACAATTCCAATTTCTTCTTCCAAATCTAAATGTAAATAAAAATCTCCATATTTACATGCATTTCTTATCCATGGCCAAAGATTGTAATCTATATTTAATATATCGTAAAATAAATTTCTTAATATTTTTCGTATTTCATCATTTGGCGAATTAATTGTTAATGTATCACCATCAGCATCTTTTACTGTAGATTCATCTGCATAAATGTCTAATGCAGAAGATAATATTGGATCCATATCCATTGCTTCATAATCTGAAAATAGTTCTATTTTAGATGTATGGAATGACTGATTTTGATTATATGTTCCATATCCTGGCATACCTCTTTGTACCCCAGAGAATCGATCAACATATTGCTTGTTGCTCATATTACCTGTAGATTGTAATCTATTTGTATCTACGGCTCTAAGTCTATTTTTTGCAATACGTCGAACAACAACGTTAGTTGCAAATAATCTACCTAATCGTGCCCTTAATGATTTGTCTGCCATAATTTTCCAATTTTATATAAATATCTTGTTACTCCAAAAGCCAGGTTAAATCTTCATTGTCCTTGTCACCTGATTTCCATTGCCATTCTTTTGGCTTATCTGTTCCTGTTGAATATACTCCCGATGACTTCCCAAATCCACTTAATGCTTTTCTAGAAAGATCTACTCCCTGTTGATGTAATCTTAATGCAGTATCTCTTACCCTTAATGCAATTCCAAATGCCATTACAAAGTCATCATT